CGCTGGGGCGTCGCCAGAGAGCCGCGGGTCGGATCCGCGCAGGATGGAGTTGCGAAACGACTCGCCGCCAGACGTTCCGGCCACCAAGGCTTTAAGCTCCTGCATGGAAACCTTGACTGCATCGGAGACTGCCTTGGCTGCAGTGGGCCCGGTCTGTGCGATGTCTTTCGCTACGGTGGCCGCCGCCTCGCGCTGAGCGTTCGCAAACTCAGAGTCAAACGCACCGAATGGGTTGCCCATGTTCTCGGCAGCTTGGGCGAACGTCTGGCCAGCCTGCTCGCCGTACATGCGACCCATGTTTGCGGCACCGGCGGCAAGCTCGCGCGCCCCCTGGCTGCCCTCGGCAAGACTCGCGGCGAGCCCATCAAAGCCCGCAGCCTCTGCCAGCGTGGCCATGGACTTCATCACGCGGGCCACGCCACGCAGAATAATTGCAAAGGCTTCGTTGAAGATTTGCCCGATCCTCGAGCCTAGCGCCATAAACACCTGAAAAACGCCGGTCAGCAGCGTCGCGGCACCGACCACCATACGCAGGCTGAACACCAGCCCGTCAGCCATAGCCTTGGCGACATTGAACCCTGACGTGTTCTCTGCGAAGAACTGCACGAAAAGACGCGAGACGGTGGTGATGGCCGGCGCGAGCCCGGCGACGAACTGATTGATAAAGCCTTCGAGCGGCAATGAGAGACGCGACAAGGCGTCGTTCATGATCTCAATGCCAGCCGTCTGCTGGTCGGTCATGTTTGCGCCCAACCTGTCCCGCAGCTTTTCTACTTCGGAAATCGCACCAGTCGATGCCGCGGCAATCAGCCCCATGGCTTGCGCGCCGGACTTTCCGAAAATGGCAACGGCAGCAGCGGATCGCTCCGCGGCAGTTGGCAGTGCCATGATCCGCTGACCGATCATTTCAAACTGCCGCTGCGGGCTTTGGCCTTGCAGTTGGGCAAACGTCAGCCCAAGCCGAGAAAGCGAGTCCTGCGCCGCCTTGTTGCCGCGGCTCGCCTCTGTAACGCGAATGCCCAGCCTGGTCATCATGCCGGTCATCTGCTCAACGCTGACGCCGGCTTCGTCTGCGACCTGTGACAGCGTCTGGAACGTGCTAACCGACATGCCCAGACGGGACGCCGACTTGCTTGCCGCATCGAGTGATTCTGCGGCGTTGGAAAAAGCCATGAACGGCGCTGTGACTAAGGCCACCAACCCGAGCGGCAACAGCAAAGACTTTATGGCAGCAGTCAGAACGCGAACGCCAAACGTGGCGATAGATGCACCACGAGAAAGCCCGAGCAGAGCTGCCGCGATGCCTCCAATCAAACCTCCTACGTCTGGCAACAAAAAGCCTGCTTCCTCAACGTTGGCGTTGAACGCAGACATCATTGAAGATGAGCCAGTGACTGAAGACCGAAAGCCTGCTAGTTGCTTTCCAGCAGTAGCAAGCCCCGAAGTCAGCCCGCCAGTGCTTGCGGTAATGCTGACGTTGACGCGTCCAAAATTGCCTTTAGCCATGCGTCACCTCGGAATGCTCTGGAGCACAGCCAGCATCTGCTCGGGCGTCTGCTGTCGCTTGTCGACCGGCATGAAGTCTTCCGGCTTGGACGCCTTTTTGTTCTTGCCGCGGTGGGCGTTTTGAAACTGGGCGAAGCTGACGGCGCTCCGCAGCCATTCGTCGCCCCACGGCTCAAGCTGGTAGTACCCCATCCAGCCGTACAGAACGTCGACGGGCATGGCGGCAGCCAGGGCGGGCACGTCCCATATGCCGAGCTTGAGGGCGAGCCTGTGCAGGAACAGCATCACAGGTCGCCCCTCTAGTTTTTTGCCGCTTCCTCGACAGCATTGACGCCGATGCCGTTCATGGCGAATCCCTTGTCGACGATCGCCTGCACCGCCTCGGTGTCGAGCTCGCCGAGCCAATCGGCGTCGTCCATCGTGAACAGCGGCTTGCCGGCCTCGTCGGTCGTCACAAGCACGACGAACTTGGCCCGTACGTTGTCGAGGTTGACGCCGCCAACCTTGCCGCCCGTGACCATCTGCTCGAAGTGGTCGCGAGCCTTGGCGTTCATCTTGGACACGTAGACGGTGCCGCCCAGTGCTGGCACGTCTAGGGGCTCACGCGGCAATACGCCACGCTTCGCCTTGATCTCGTCGCGAGTCAGGGCCATCGTCCGCGCCTCCTTGCATCATCAAGTCACAGAACCGGACAGCTTGATCGTCACCGTGCCGGTCTGCATGTCTTCCATCTGGCTGCCGGCCTCAAAGCCGGTGACGTACCCGTAGGCACTCCACACCACCGTCGTGGTGCCACCAGCGGCGAACCGCACCTCAACGGCTTGCGTCGTCGCGACGTTCGTGAGAGCCGTCCACGGCTTCACGGACGGGTCGAAGAGCACCTCGGCCGATACCTCGCCGGGGTCGTAGACCTCGCTGGCGACGTATTCCTTGCCGCCGCTGGTGAGCATGTGCGTGGCGTCAGCCACCGCCCGCTCAATGCCAGACCACGACAGCCCTGTGAGCTTGTAGACCCCGGTGGCAGCGCTGCCGAGAACGCCGCTAAAATTGATGAATGTGCCCTGTCCAATGTCGACTGCCATGGCGTTTGTGCTCCTAGACCGTTTCTACGTACGTGACTTCGACCGACAAATCCGTGCGATACGTGGGCAACTGCTCGCCCTGGGCAGGCGACTCCTGCAGGTCTTGGTCGCTCACGACCCGAGCCAGCCGAATCGCCGAACTACTGGCAAATTGTAGAGCCCGCCGAGCGGCACGCGCGAGGTTTCGGCAGGTCGAAAGCGTGCTGGCCAAGCAAGAAACCGTGTAGGTCGCACGCACGTACCCTGTCGACCCTCTCATGTGCATGAACGTGCCTCGTTGCCCGTCCTCGCGGACGTAGACGATGACCGGCAGAGCCACTCCCTGCGGGGCCTGCGTCGCGTAGATCCTTGTGCTGACGATGGCGGCAACGTCCGCTGAGTTTTTCAGCAGGGTCACAATCGCGGTATCGACCGGGGTGGAGCTCATTTGCCAATCTTTCGGATTTGGCGGCGCTCGTGCTCCGCGATTGCTTTGTCGACGTAACTGCCTAACACTTCCTGCAGCCTGTCGCGTATCTGGGGCAGGTTGGCGTCCGCCCACGCCCGAAACTTGCCACTGCCTGGGAAGCCTTTGACGCCAGACAGATAGGCGAAACCATCGGCGTTCCCAGTAATGCTTGGACGCTTGATCCTGTCCATGGAAACCTTGAACGCCTTGCCCTTCGGGTAGCGGTCCTTTACGCCCTCTTCGATCCAATGAGCATGGAACCCCATGGTGCTTTTGTTGGTTCCGCTGCGGCGGTATCCGATGACACCTGTGGCGGTACGTGCCTTCCGTCGCTTCTCAACCACAAGCCCCACGGACCTTTTGAGGTTGCCAGTAGGGCCCCTAGGCGTCAGCTGGCGGATTTCCTTGACCTCTTCCTTGCCAGCGGCACGCACGGCTGCGGCTAGGTACTTTTTCTGTAGCGTCGGCGGCACCTGCAACATTCGCCGCAGAATGTCCTCGACGCCCTCAACTGTCATGCCCAGCTGTGCCATCAGTCTGTGACCTCGTTCACGAGCAGTTCGTGCTCCTCCCTGCGGCCCCGCTCCATGACCGACACGATTTCAAACGTCCGCCCCTCGCACGTCAGCCGCATTTTCGGCTTGAGCCCTGCCGTGTACCGCATGCGGACCCGGTGCATGACCGTGCCTTGCGTGGCCATGGCGTCGATCTGCTCTACGCCGGACATCGGCAGCAGGGCGATCTTCCTGGTGGCGAACGTGCTGTAGGTCAGGATCGGCTCGCCGAGGTCATTGACGCTGTCGGCGGGCGTCTGCACTACGGCCGTTTTGTCGAGTACGCCGGCACGGAGCATGGCCTACCTCACGCGTACTGCTTCCACTTCAGCGGCTCGAGCAACGCCGGCACCGACAGGGGCACGTCACTGGCGTTCGTGCCGATGACCACCGGCTCGCGGTGCGTGTACCAGTGCCCGACGAGCAGCTTGATGGCGTGTTTCGCGTTCTGCGGGACGCTCGCCACGGTGCCGTACCCAGCCAAGTACGTGATTTGCACCGCCTTGTCGTCCAGGCGGGCCGACGGCCACGTCTCAAGGTACAGCGGGTACACCAGCCCCGGCGTGTGGTCGCTGTCCAGCCGGAAGTCCTGCGTGCCACTCTGGGCCCACGTGAGCGTTTGCGTGGTGCCTCCCGTGTCGACGTAGGAAATAGTGACGGTGGCGCTCGCCGCACTACTGTTTAGACGTACTGGCGGGCGCGGAAGCTCAATACGCAGCGAGTAGAAATCGTCGAACGCCACCGTGTACGCACAGTTCTGAAACGTCCGCTCGCAGTAGTCCTCGCACCACTTGGTCGCGGCGTCGATGAGCTCGCCGATGTAGGTGTCGTCGCCCGCGAAGTCGACGATCCGCAGGTGCTCCTTGGCCTCGGAAACCGTGACCGGGCGGTCCGCGGAAACCGGGGCTGTGCTGACGATTAGGCTGCGATAGCTACGACGCATTTCGTTTTCGCCGCTTCTTGGCGACCGGAGCTTCGGCACGTTCCAGACTCGCAGGCTCCGGTTCCGCCGCGAACTCCAGCTGTGGCTCGG